TTGGCACGAATTTCAGTTGAAGCTGAGAAGAGTTGTGATAGAACTGAGAATCGTTATTGTCTGGGTGAGTACATTGCTCGAAAGCCCAGATCATCTCACCAAGAACCCAATTCCAACGCTCTTGTACTGTATTATCTACATATCCATTATCCGGACCTGCTTCTTCAGTTGGTCGAAACTCTTCAGGTACGTCTTCAGGATCAACAGGACATGAACCTTGATTGACTTCTTTGAGTTTGAGTAGAAGAGGATGAACAAGAAGTGCAATTGTGTGATCAGCACTCCATACATCAAAGTAGTCTACCTTGATCTTTACTTTGCGCTTTCTTTTATTCGACCAACGATTGATTGGTGAAAATAGAGTATAGAGCTTGTCAAAGAATCCAAAGACTACTTTATCGTACCACTTATAATCTTTCTCTTTAAAGAAATAATTACCGGTCTGTTCATTACGCATCAACTCATAGCGCTGTTCCCATCGTCTGACAGGAACAAGATCGCCATTATAAGGTCCAATTGATACTTTCATCAGTCGTGGCTATATTCTTCAACAATGACCTTGCCAGGCATCAGATAAACTGCCGCGTGGTCACCATAGACTTCCTGAAGCAGCTCTTCGTTGTTACCAAGAAGTTCATAAAAAAGCTTAGCAAGCTCACCGTAACCAGGATATTCTTCCATCTGCTTTTCGATCCGAGCAATCTGCTCGGGGTAAAACTTCTTAGCCCAATCTGAAACATTAGGTCCTTCCAAATTCTTCTTATAAGACTCAATCGTTTCTACCAAAGTATCACCCGAATAAGAAGGAGTAACCAGCACAGTAAAGTCTTTTTCATCTTCATATTCGTAAGGATTACGAAGATCGTCTTCATCAAACCCTTCTACAATAAAGTGGGCTTCATTCATGCCAAAGATACACTCTTCTCCATCATTGAAGTATGGAGTGTACTGTGACCAAACTACGGCCTGAACCTTTGGGCATTCTTCAAAGAACTGCTTGACGATATCGTTGAACTCAGTCTGAAGTTCCTTCATATGAGCCTTCTTCATCTTTTCAATTTCAGCGTTCTTTTCAGCAATCTTCTTAGCAATATTTTCAAAAGCACTCATATCAAATCTCCTTCTTAATCATGTCAATAAATTCATCAATGTTATCACAAAGTAGAATGTCATATCTATCGCAGACCATTTCCACATTACCTTTACGCCAATACCCATCCGGGCAACAAACAATGGCGTGAAGTCCAAGCCCTGCAACAAGACCGAGTTCCATAAGTGTGATGGGAGCGGGACCATTAGGATCAAAGTAGAAAACTACTAGATCAGCATCTTCAATATTATTGAGTTCCCACGTAACTTGTTCATTAAATTGTTGGTTGTGAATAGACTGAACCCAAGTAGAATCCCAATCATCCCGCCGCGGGTTACAAATAACTACATTATAAGGGTCAAGTTCACGAGTAAGCCTTTCCTGCCAATTTTCAGCCTTGCCCATATCAATTGATCCGGCAAGAAAGATACGAAACTCTTCATTGTTATTATAAGGAACAGGTTCGGGTGCTTTATAGACAATAGCCATTACTTCACTCGCTCGTAAACATCACTCGCTCGTAAACAGTCTTGGTAATGACTACTTCCTTAGGAGTAACTTCATGGATTTCTGGATCTTCGTAATAGTAGTCAGTGAAATAAGAACCAGAACGGCATTCTTCAATTTCATAGTACTTATCTTCAATCTTTACATATGAAGAACGGTAAGATCTCTTACCTTTATCAATCCAATTACCGACTTTGATAGTTTCACATTCAGGTTCTTCCTCCTGAAACATTTCATAAATTTCTTGTTTACTGTAAGCCATTAGTCAACTAGCCTTTCTTCACGGCGTTTCTTAGCACCACCAGACATCCATGGCTTCAAAGGAAGTTCTTGAAGCCAATTTTCGATCGTTGGTATGAACCCAAGATCTTCTTGGATATGGTATTCGGCAACATCACGTACCGAAACTTCCTTACCTTCCGAATTTGTAATCAGAACACCAAAGACTCGTTCCGCCATATAGCAACCGAACGAACTGTGAAGAATAGCACGGTGCCGAACGTCGGGCATTGCAATCTTCGATGAGTCGATGAAGTTATGAATTTCGATGTAGTCATCAGGATTGCCACCAAAACGCTTGGCAGAAATCTTTGCATGAAGATGAGGTTTCATTGTCCGAACTTTGCCTTTAGTTGTTCATACTGTTGACGATCACGCCGTTCTTGGTCTTCTTTTCTTTTGGCTTCTTCCTTGAGGCGGAACTCGTATTCCAGATCAGTCTCGAGGCGCTTACCTTCAACTCGCAAAGAGGGTCGGCAAGAACAGTCGAAGGGACAACCACAATCACGAATTGAGTTCAGACGAAGATCCGTGAACTGAGGATAATTTTTCTTAATATTTTTCAATTCTTTGATTAAAGAATCAATTGATGTTTCAGTATAGACTGTTTCTTGCTGATAATAGACAATCATTTCGGAACCGTAGTGAGTCTTATACAGTTCTGGTTTACCTACTGGACACTCAATAATCTTCTTAGTCATGATTCTTCCTCACTTCTCTAATCTTGTCTAGAGGTTCGTGACATTTATCACACCATGTATAAACATCAGTACGACCGATAGCAAATTTGAGAATCCATCCACAGTGAATACACATCCACTCTTGATATTCCCACATATATGCCCAAAATGGTACTCCCGCCTGGACTCGAACCAGAATCTGGCCTTTATGAGAGGCTAGCTCTAACCTTTGAGCTACAGGAGCCTTGTTTATCGCTTACTATCGGAGACCATTAGCCAATTATTGGCGGTATCCATCCAGTCGATCGCTTCTGGTACGAGAGTCTCACCATTGCGATACTTGTTGACCAATTCACAAAACTTGAGTTCTACTGCGGAAATACCATCGCTCATAGTAGGAAACTTGTACATCTCAATATCCATATCGACCTCCATAATTAGTATATATACGGGTTACGATAAAATGTCAACTAAAAAGATTTGTTACTGAGACATTAGAAGAATTCTTCCGTATGCATCTGAATACCTTCAATCCGAGGCGAAATCTGCTTTGCGGAATATTGAATGCCATCAATCTCGAAAAAATGGCGGCCGCCGATGGCTCCAGTCTTTTCACAACGAAGCTTAAGAGCTTCCTTTTCACGGAAGGGAGAAATTCCGTGAGTCCATGGACGACCAGTCTTCAGTTCAAAGGCACCGCCAGAAAGATTCGTGATCATGTTGATCTCCATTCCTTATAGTTTAGTCTATAACGGATTAAGAAAAATGTCAACCGATTTATGCGATGTCGCCCATATTGACAGCGGTCTTGGTAATAGTAAAACGAACGGCGCCGATCTTGATATTATCAGTATCAACGCTTTTCACGGACCACGAGCCAGCAGCATACTTGGCGTGAGTTTCTGCTTCTTCCTGAGAAATAAACTGGAATCCATGATTGTTATAATGTGTAGGTACCCAATGGTAAGGATTACAGCCTGATGCATGATGATCATATGCAACAACCATCATGCACTCGTTGCCTTCACGGTCGATTCCCGTAGTATAAGGGAAGTAACCAATCCATTCATCAGCATGATTTTCGCTATTAAGATTGAAAGCCATAAAAGATTTCCTCAGTTGATAATTTAGTCTATATCAACTGAGGAAATTTGTCAACTCAAATTTTATCAAACTCAAATTAATTATCTTTAGCAAAACAAAATGTATAAATAAGTAGTAATCGCGGTATTGCAGTACCCATTACTTCTAGACATCAAAAAGGGATTAATTATGTCCAGCGCTAAAATATATCATTATGTATATAGAATAACAAATAAAGAATTAAATAAACATTATTATGGTAAAAGAAGTTGCAATATATTTCCAAAATTCGATTTGGGAATTAGATATTTTTCATCATCTAAAGATAAAGAATTTATTAACGATCAAAAACAAAATAAATTTAAATACAGATACAAAATAATAAGAATATTTGATACTTCGGATAAAGCATGTAATTTTGAGATTAAGTTACATAAAAAATTTGATGTGGGGAAAAATTCAAATTTTTACAACATAGTCACACAAACACATTCAGGTTTTGATTCGACCGGAAAGTGTCTTATGGAAGATAAATTTGGAAATAGATCAATGATTTCTAAAGATGACCAGAAATTTTTATCAGGGGAATATAAACCTGTTGTGGTTGGATTTATGAAAAAAGGCAGAAAATTCACGGAAGAACACAGGAAAAAACTTTCAGCTGCAAGTAAAGGAAATAAAAAATCAAAGGAGCATGTGGAAAACTCTAAGAAAACCAAGGAGCTTCTTGGATCACAGAAAGGTAAAAACCATCCAAAATTCAAATATTACTATATAACACCTTGGGGTATCTTCGATTCTCCAAAAGCTTTAGAACCACAATTTACAATGAGCAGAATGAAAAATTTTTGTATCAATAATACAAGAATACTAACTAAATGTGTATTCTTCGGTTGTGAAATATTAAAAGAAAAATTCACAACCGAAGATATAGGAAAAACATATAAAGAATTAGGGTTTGGAACTAAATCTTATTAAGTTTAATATGCTGTTGTTTTTCTCTATCAAGAAGATCATCATATACGTTTCTATAATCACAATTTATATTCCAAGCTTCTCGAAGTACTGATAGGTCATTTTGTGAAAAATGTACAAATGCGGGCACGTCTTTATTGAAGCAACTCCCACCAAAGCCACGGCGGCCATCCCAACCAGGAACATTTGTGTGTGATTGACCGACTCTCTTATCTGAACCGATAGCACTTACAATCTTGTTGTAGTTACCACCTTCCTTGGAAATGAGATCGTAGAACTGGTTAAACCAGACAACCTTGGTTGCAAGGAATGAGTTGATACCATACTTGACAAAGCTTGCATCAACGGCTGTCATATGATAGACAGGACAAGGTTTGCATGAGCTATACTGCTCATAAATTCGTTCAACTGCTTTTGTCTTATCAAAGTCACCACCAAAAACATGCATGATAGGATTTACGAAATCTTCATTTGCACGACTTTCAGTGAGGAATTCTGGATTATACACAATAGCATTTCCGAATTCCCGAATGATGTCAGGGGTTACAGTAGACTTTACTACCACTAGTGCATTAGTATGCTTGATAAGATACGTTACAGCAGCATGAACAATTGAACCGTCAATTGCACCATCCTCAGCCATTGGAGTTGGTGCACAAACGAATGCAATATCAATTGATTCTGGTAGATTTTCGATAGGATAGTTATAGTTTGGATCTACAATAAACTTGGTTACACCGGGATTATTAAAGCCATAATCAACAGCCTTTCCAACAAAGCCGTGTCCGATGATAGCCATTTTCAAATTAGTCATAATATAAAGTTCCTTAATTATTTACGTTTGCCTATAGAATATTTCGCAATCAAAAAATTTTCTTTTATAAATAAGTTGTAGGTCGCGGTGACTCGGCAGAAACCCACCTACACTAGAAACTTGGGAGATTCCAGCATATGTCTATTTATATTCCATATACCTATTTGGTAGGTTGGTCAAAATTAAATACTTGGTATTATGGTGTTCGCTTCGCCAGAAATTGTAATCCATCAGATTTATGGATTGCATATTTTACTTCTTCTAAAATGGTGAAAAAATTTAGGAAAGAACATGGTGAACCCGATATTGTTCAGATCAGAAAAACTTTTCTCAATAAAGAAGATGCTTTAGAATGGGAGCATAAAGTTTTACGAAGAATGAAAGTAATAAGAAAAAATAATTGGCTAAATAAAACTGATAATAGATCAATTATTAATGATAAAGAAACTATGAAGTTTATAGGACAGAAAGTTTCAAAAGCACTTAAAGGTAGACTAAAATCAGAAGAACATTGTAGAAACATAAGTCTTTCTAAAAAAGGAAAGAAACAAAATGTTACCCAAGAAGGCAAGAAATTAATGATCGAAGCATCTCATACCACAGTCGCTAATACAAAAAGATCGAAATCTATAAGTAATAAAATTTGGATAACTAATGGCGAGTCAAACAAAAGAATTGACAAAACATCTGAAATTCCAAAATACTGGTATATAGGTAGATCAAATTTTAAAACAACATTTAATCAATCTCGTTTAGAATTTATTTCTAAATTAGGAAAATCAAATTCCAAAGAAGTAATATACCAAGATGTTAAATACTGCAGTATGAGAGAAGCTTCTAGATCTACAGGGATATCTGTTTATTTACTTAAAACTCTTGGTGCTAAATTCATTTAGCATATTTATTGCGACCTATAGAGTATTTCGCAATCAAAATCCAGTCATTCTTTTCTTTGAATGGAAGAATTTTAATCTGATTAAGTAAAACTGTTGGCTTTTTTACTTGATTTGGCTCAACAATCTTAATTAGTCCCCAATCTTCAAGAAGTTTTGCAATTGTATTACGACGGCCTTTATCTTCATCTGAAAAGTTTGAAGCTTTACCATCTAATTCAAATAATTCTTTGAAATGGAGAATTGCATATCTACCTTGCTTATGAAGAATATGACAGGACTGATATAGTGTTTTGTCTTTTCGTGAAGCAACACCAATTCTTGTAAGTGTTTCTTTAATTTTTAGAAAATCATCTTCTTCACCAAGACGAATCTCTACACCTTTACCGTTAAAAATATCATCAGTCATGTTCCACCTTTATTTTTATTTCTTTATATCATTATAAACAATGACAAAGTATTTATAAAAATGGAACTTCCATTATTAATCAGTACCTTTGGTCAAATAATCCTTAATTTGCTTTATTTGCTTGTCAGTCAAGATACTTAAATACTCCATTGCTTTTTTGTTGCTACATTTATAGTAAGCAGTGATATATTCTAGTTTTTTATCGGCTTCTTTTTTCTTAGCCCATTTCGACCAGCGCTTTTTAGGTCTGATAATGTTTGTGAGATAGGTATATTGAAGCTTATTATCTAGATGATAAAGCATATTCATATTGTTGGCATATTCGATAGTGTCATGATACTGTGAAAGACCACGATTTACCATCCAAGGATTATAGTCCTTTTCACCAACTTCATCTTGCATCATATCAATCTTTGAGTGACTGATTGCATTGATGTAATCAAATGGAGATGTCGCCATCATCAATTCCCTTCTGTGTCAGAACTTCTGCCGATTTATCCCAAAACCTGGCACAATCACCGCAGATCTCTAGATCAATCAAACCATCAGCTGTTTCAAGACGAAGTTCATGAACAGCATGTTTAGGCTTCAAGACCTTTTTACATGTAGAACATTTCCGTCTTTTCCACCAGGTCATTTCCAAGCCGCTTCCATCATGATCTCTGTTAGACAACAGACAAGATTGATTTCCTGGTCGGCACAGAATGCATGTTGATACTGATACTTACCGATAATCAGAACAACAAAGGGCACAGTGTCCTTAGTGACAAACTGATTTGCTTGATCAAAGATAGATCTATACATGGCATTTGCATCATTGTCGATATTCTCGGCAACCCACTTACGCATGTTAGTGTAGTCTTTGTCCTTCAGGAATGTCATTAGAGTCTTGAGTGAGACTTCCTGAAGATTGACAAGAATGCCCGAGTCGATCTTGCCTGTAGCAGAATAGCGCTGTAGTTCATTTAGGACTCGGCGCCAATCTGGGAAATGCTTTTTAAGGACTTCGGCAACAACTGCCTTATCATATTCAATGTTTTCGGTATTTAGAATATTGCAAACACGCTTCATAAACTGTTGAGCAAGTGTAGGCAATTCCTTCTTTGTGATCTTGAAATCAATCACAGAACAACGAGAGTGAAGTGGCTCGATGATACGATTCTTGTAGTTACAAGTGAGAATAAAACCACAGTTCTTTGAGAACTCTTCCATGAAGTTACGAAGCGCTGGTTGAGTAGAATTACCATTTAGATAATCAGCCTCATCCAGACAAACCATTTTTCTACCGCCTGACAGACTTACTGATGATGCAAAGTTCTTAATTTCATTTCGTAGTGTATCAATGTTACCATTCATGGATCCATTAATTACTATGTAATCACAATCAAGTTCTTCCATCATTGCTTTTGCAACAGTAGTTTTACCACAACCGGGTGGACCAGATAGAATTAAATTAGGAATTGTTTTCTGATTAACAAATTCCTGAAAGGTTGCTTTAAGTTCAGGCGGAAGAATTGTATCCTGAACGGTCTTAGGCCTGTAGCGCTCCACCCACAAGAAGTCTTCAAGCATTTTCAGTCTCCATAACAAAAGAGACGGGAGTTTCGGCTCCCGTCAGTATCAATCTCCTGACGGGGAGATTAGCCTTCAAAAGTCGAGTTTGACTCAACTGCAATAAAATATTCAACTTCAGAACCGGTGAATTTTGAAAGTCCCTTGGATGAAATTTCAACTTCATATGCACCTGGTAGTAGCTTTAGGTTGTCAGCACGAATGATCATACGGAACGTATTGGTGGTGTCACCAACACGGACAGTATAAACGTCACCAGATGGATTCTTACTGTCAATAGCCTGTACTGTGATTGACTCACCATCACCAACAACTGCAATTTCTGGTAGTGATAGAACTGCAAGGGCCTTAAGAACTTCCTGCAGATCAGTTGCATCAATATTAAACTTTACTTCAGCATTAGGAAGCTTAATATCCTTATCTGGTGGAGACACAATCAGACTTGGTTCAGTGAAAGTATAGTTCAACTTACGCTGACCTTCACGAATTTCCATATACTTTTCATGAACATTTAGTTCAGGATCAGAAAACAGTGAAATAGTACCGAGGAACCGACTCAGATCATAAATGGCAAATGCGCTAGGGATTTCCTGTGCAATCTTTGCACGAGCCATAATTGTCTTACCAGTCGAAATTGTCGACAGAGTTTTACCTGGCTTGAATAGTAGCGAGGGATTAATTGATGCAAAGTTCTTAAGAATTTGCGTAGTACGTGAATCAAACTTCATATTTTACTCCATTACAAAACTGATATACCATATCTATACCATGTGACAAAAAATGTCAACTCATTTCTTATTGAAATTCTTCTTTAGTAGGCTAGGGTCAGCGGTAGCGTTAGCGCCAATCTGAGCAAGATCCACCAACGAGCCACCAAACACATACATACCGACATGCTGTAGTGAAATCCATGGGCAGAACCAAACCTTCATTCCAGCCTTACGTGTCCACTGACAGAACATATAGTCTTCAGAAAGATAACGGTTTGTATCTGGACAGATTGGAGTATCAAAATAAGCCATAATCTGTCTGCTACCATCAAAATGTTCGGTACGAACATGGTCAGGAGTGTATAGCTGTTCTGGATAAGCCTGTGCAAATCGTTCAAATGTTGCACGACGGATCATCATGAAACCAGTACCAGCCTCGAGAACTTCAACGGGTTGACCTAGTGGAATTGCTCCGTTGCCTTGTACTGGATTGAAAACATAGTCACCGACATATTTCTCTAGATTCTGTGGGTTTTCATCCGCAAAGCCCTTGTCAACTGCTGTCTTAATCTTTTCCCACGAGATACACTTCTTAGGATAAGGGCCTGCAATGATGTCATATTCATTTGCTGGGTCTTGATGATCTGACAAAGCAAGTAGAGCGATGACATCCTGTGCATTAAAACCAATGTCCGAGTCGATAAACATTAGATGTGTGTCACCTGACCTCATAAACTCATCGGCACAATAGTTTCTTGCTCGAGTAATTAGACTTTCATTGAATAGAAAGTAGAATCTTACCTGAATGCCATAGTGAGTACAAATTGCAGAAAGATCCGCAATTGATCTTGCAAACATACCGGCGCATTGACCGCCATACATTGGACATGCTACAAAAAGCTTTCGTTCTCTTAACTTTTCTACTGGTACTTTAATTTCCAAACTCATACTATATCCTTACTTCTTGTCAGCTCTGTCTTGAGCTTTTTGATCACTATATGTCAGTCCATGATAACGAACTGAAAGCTTTTCAATATTCTTTTTGATTGTTTCTTCTCTTGTGATATTAAGAGCCTGGCGTAGACCTTCCATATAGAATTCAAGGTCACCAAGTTCTTCAATCACGTTTTCTACATCTAGTGCTTTGTTGTAGATTACATGCTTCTTAATCGCATCTAATAGTTCACCAGCTTCACCAGAGATTCCTGTTGCCATATGCCACAGATTAATTGAATTACTAGTTAAGCTATTTTGGATAACTGCACCTGGCTTTACTAGTGCAGCAATCATTTCCGAATAATCAATGTTCATTTTTCACCTTTATTTTCAAGATCATGCACGTGTAGTGCAATAATTGCATAATGAATAACCTTCATTAGGTCTTTTCTCCAATCTGTGGGAGAACCTTTATGCCCATATCGTTGAGCATACTTCAGAATATTACCAATGGTAAATCCGATACCATGACCACCATCGATGATAAATTCCGTGGCCTGATAGTTATTCTGGGAATAGTGTTCACCGTATGTCTTATTTACATATTCAGTGATTTCTTGAAGGAGTTTACCTTCATTGTATTTATACATAGTATTTAAAGGAATCAAATATTTTGGGACTGCTTCTTCTTCGTGATTGTGGTCGTGTACATCATAATAAATTTTCATATGTTCTCCAGATCATTTTCAATTCTGGCAATAGCTTGGAACCTTAGAATATCTGCCAGAATATCCCAAGAGCTGTTATGCAGTTTAAACTCAGAATTCCATACGGCTTCATTACTAATAGGAGTAAATGAATTCTTTTTAGGAAATCTCAGTTTTGCATCAATAAAGGTTCGAGTATCTCTTAGCTTCCAGTGTGGAAGGATCTTGTGCATTTCTTCTAATCTACCAACGGCCTCAGCTAGGCGCCATAGAATAATAGGATCGAATGAATTTGCACGTGACCACCAATAACTAATCTTGTGAGGTCGAATATAAGAAATGAATTCATCTACAAATTGTTCTAAAGTAAGATCTGTTGTACGAGGCTTGATTCGGTCTCGTACTTCTTTTGACTGTTCGCTCCAAAATGCAACAGTGTCACTATATACCTTATATTTATAGTTGTCAACCTGATCCTTAACTGAAGGCTTCAGAGTTTTAATGTCGTGAATTGTTTGTAGTGTATATGGCTTTGAAATAAATAACTCATCATCAAAGACATAAA